ACCCTATCTTTGCCTATAGTCTTTTTGAATATGAACATGATTTTAACGGTGAATAAAAAGCCCCTTACTCATTAGAGTTGGGGGGGTTTTTATTTACCATTCGTTAATTTCATTGATTTTCTTTTGTGCTTCTTCATTTAATTTTCTCTGTTCATCAGCGTATTTTTTACTTTCTTCCGATATTTTTTCTGATCTTTCTATTTGTTCCTTGTATTCATTATTAGATTCTTTACATCCTACAAAAACAAAGCACAACAGCAATACCAATATTATTTTTTTCATTTTATCCCTCCCCTAATTATTCTACTCTAATTATAAAATATTAATCTATGTTATTCAATATGAAGAGTTTTTACTGAACGCATTTTTGCGTTCAGTAGACTTCTTTATATATATTTAGGACAGCTCAAAATTAAGGAGTCCTCTACACCTACTCTCCATCAACCCCTGACATAATTATAATACGTACGCTTACCAATACCGACTTCTCTACATGCTTCGGTTACCTTACTACCATTATTAACCATTTTGATTACTTCGTCAACTTTCATCTTTACATCAGGTCTACCAAACTTAACACCACGCATTCGTGCTGCTTCAATCCCTTCTCTTTGTCTCTCTAATGTTGTGATTCTTTCTTGTTCAGCTACAGAACTCAAAACCTCCAGTATTATATTATTAATCATTTCAATAATCCATTGTTGCCCGTCTAGTTCAATTAGTGTCGTAGGCATATTTAAAATTCTTAAAATGACACCTTTTTCTTTAAAAAAATTGAATTCTCTTATTGTATCTCTCTTATTTCTAGAAAGTCTATCCAGTGCATGAATATATATTACATCACCAGCTACTACTACTTCTTTCAGTTTTTGATAATTTTCTCTATTGGTATTTTTTCCGCTTAGTTTATCACTATAGATATTTTTAACATCAACATACTTGGTTAGACTATCAATTTGTCTATCCAATTTTTGCTCTTTAGTTGATACACGAGCATAACCGTAAATCATATCTATTCCTCCTCATTGTTTAATATTACTGATCTTGCTACTTTATCACTTCCATTTTTAGGTCTTAAAATAATTTCATATCCCAACGTATCCATAATTTTAACTAACGTTTCTATTTGGGGGTTATTTGAAATCAATACAGTATTCAAACTACTTGGTCTAGCATAACCCACCTTTTCACTCAATACTTTTTGTGTCATATGTTCTTGTTTAAGAATCTTTTTTATTGCTTGTTTTGTTTTCATTTTATCACCTCAAATACATTATACTTATTTATGCGTTCATTTTCAATACTTATTTATAAGTCTTTTTTATTTTTCGGGTGGAAAAGGACATCAGATATACTATATATACACTAAAAAACACCCCTAGGGGTGCATAAAAGTGGTTTTTATTGCACATTTTAATTGTACTTATACATACGTTTTAATCGTTGATAAAATACTCGTTTGTACGTATAATAATAGTGTGGTAAGTTAATTACTTACCCGTAAGTATTTTAAAAAGTAAAGGAGGTGATCAACGATGGCAATAAAAAAAGAAGTAGAGCTATATAAAGAGTGGTGCAACACTCTAGGGCTTAAACCTTACGAAGGTAGAAACCTTATAGCTTACTTCAAACGCTAATATGTAGGGGCTTATATAGCCCTTACATACATAGTATATCATAAACAATTAAATATATAAAGGAGCGTATATATGAAACTATACATAATTAGAATTGCTTATAGATTACACATAATAAATTTGGAAAGGGCGCTAAATATAGCGTATAAGGTAAATTAAGATGGAAGAATTATTAAGATTTAGTGGTATGAATAACAGTGATTATATAGTGATTGACATACCTGATAGAGATTTAGCGGTTTTAGTAGGATTGGACGAAGATTATTCATCCAGATACCACGATGATTTAAACCCGCTACAATCTCTTATAGATGATTTATTTGAATTAGAATGCGACGAAATAATGTTTATAGATAACGATTTAAAACAATCTATCATTGAAGAATTAACAGAACAATTGGATATCGACCGTCTTAGACAATTCGTTAATCTATGCAAGGAGGTGGCTTAATGCTTTGGTTAATTAAAGTAATGTTTAATATTATATTCAACATAGTATTTCTAGCACCTATAACATTTATTAAGGTATTTGCATTATGTTCTAATAGAAGGCACTAAACAGTGCCTTTTTTATTAGCTAAATAAAATAACTAAAAAATACGTCGTATAAGCGACGTATTTTATTTACCCTACAAATATAACCATTTATTACAAACAACGCTTATACGCTAAATTATAGTTATCCAGCCAAATATACACACCTTTATATACTTATATAAATCATTCCTAGCCACTATGTGAGTTGTTTAATATTCTTACTATATTTTATACCTTTGTACATAAAACAACCCCTACAGTAACAAAAAAATAACAAAAACGCGAATTTAGCAGCCATTTTAGTCACACACTAAATAAATACTAAGCTGAAATCCCCTATTAATGCGTTTCTGTCAAATTTTGGTAAAAAAAGAATCGGAATTTAATCCGATTCTACTACATCTGCATCGATTACCTTTAACAATTCCTCAGGTGTTTTCGTATCACCTAAGTTTGACTCATGTTTTACTAATGATTCCGTCTGATCTTTCATGCCGTAGTAGTTTTTTGCTCTGAAAATATACGCCACCGGGTTCATCTTACCGTTTATTAATAAATTGGCGTCAAAATCAGATAATAATTGACGAATTCTTTTTGCTAAATCAAACCTATCAAACTCCGATTTACTATCTTTTTCACTCCAATTATACAATGTTTGAGTAGTTGTACCGATTGCAAGTGCGCACCCTTCCAGAGTTGGTTTTAATTGATTTTTGTAGCAGTCGTTAAAATAAAATTCAATACGTTGTGCTATTTCTTCGTCATTCTTAGCCATTGGTACATTCCAGTATTTGAATGCGTGTTCTAAAAGTTTAGCATTTATCGGATCACTGATACTAGAAAGTGATGGCGTATTAGAACGTTCGCCGCCACGGTTTTCGTTTTGATTAATCGGTGACGTAGTACCGTTTATTTTCGCCTTAGTTCTAGCAATATCATTTAATGTATAGAGTTTATCAGGGTCTACATCGATATTTAAAGATTCAGCTTTGTCTAATAATGCTTCTTTAGTTCTTGGTTTATGTTTTTTAGTCATTATTATCACATCCTAATAAATTTAATAGTTTAGCATTATTTTCATCGATTCTTATAAACATATTTTCCTCCTTAAAATTAGTAAAGTACGTTAGTACGTTTGGGTGGGGGGTCGTTGTTATATATATGTAATTATGTATATTTATAGTGTTTTTTTATTTATTTTTTAATAACAATATATAAACGTACTAAACGTACTAATATATAAAAATATAAGCAATATCAAAGGTTTTGAGCAGTACGTTTATATTTTTTAAAACGTACTTTAAACGTGCTATTTTTAGCAGTAACGTACTTAAAATGTATTAGAATAATTTTCAGTACGTTACAAAGTACGTTTATAAGCCGTTTTAGTACGTTACTTTTTTTATGCCACGTACTCCGTTTTTGCAGTAATTTTCTATATCATTTCTATATTCTTGGGCACACTTTGAAAATTCTTTCTTAAATGCTCGCATGTTGCTTTTGTATGTATAGCCGTTACGCGCCGACCATGAAGAATATAATGAATATAATTCCTGATTAGTGAGTTCGCTTACTTCGCGATAAACAGTATTGCAGTCGCTGTCTAATTCTTCAATAGTCCAGTTGAACTCCTTGGTAAAAAGCACGATAGGATTTGCTGTCTCCTTGTATTCTTCCATCTGTTCCTTCTGATCGTCGGGAATCGTAAACTTACCATTATGTTTTAGTTTTTTATATCCCTCATATACCCAGTTGAATATACCTGATAGATTTTCAGGTGTTTGTAATTTAGCTTCGATGTTTCTATCTGCGCTACGTTCATTTTCATTTACTGGGTTGTCTGTAAATTTAAATGGAAACTTTAAAATAAGCATTCTTCGCGTAAATCCATCTGTTAAGTCGCGGGATTTTGGCAGTTCGTTACATCCAAAGAATAATTTGCACCGAGGCTTGAACTGGATAAAGTCCTTGCCTTTGTAGCAAGCCTGAATCGGATCTCCGGCAACAACCGATTTGAAATTGGTTTCCGCCCCCTTGGAATCTGTCTTAGTTTCGTTAGAAACATTTATCAGTTTACCCATCAGGTAGATGAGCTGAAATTTATCATTGAACGCTGTAAGCTCTACATTAGATACATTCGAAGCACCGCCAAATACACGCTGTATTGTGTTTAGATATACTGATTTACCATTAGCTCCATTCCCTACTAAGTAAAGTGCTGACTGTAATATGTTTGTTGAATATAAAGCGTACCCCGAATATTCCTGAAGCAGTTGAATTTTCTTAGGATCATCGAAAATTGAATTGATGAATTTATCCCAGTCACTTGAATAAGCATTTGGATTGTACGGATAAGGCAGTTCATATGATAAAAAATCATTTTCGTTATGCTCACGTAAAATTCCAGTTTCTATTTCAAATGTACCGTTAACGAAATTGATAAGCGGTTTCTCGTTAGGAATTTTATCCGTAACTGTATCTGCCTTGATTAACCCTAAAACTGAGTTTAATTTAGATAATGTACGTACCGAACTGTATTCCTGACCAATGTATTTTCTGCACTGTTCATCAGTTATAGACTTCCAAAAACGTCCATTATATCCCATGATGCCTAACGATGGATTATGAATGAATTTATGTTTTTTCATTACGACCTTTGCTATTTCATCGTCTGTTGATGGTTTTAATGACATAGCTTTTACCTCCTTAATCCACTCTTTTGACGCATCAGTAAAAATTTGTTCCCTGATTATAACATCAAAAATATCTATGATATCTGTACGTTTTATATAACGCCGATTATTAATTATAAAGTTTTCAAAATCTTCCTTATTTTTAAACATTTTAGCAAGCGATTTGATACCTTGCTCAGCATTTTGGATTAAAACAGCTAAACTCCCGCCGTCTTGATAATAGTCTGAAATATCCTTATATTTAGATGGGGGTGTTGATACCATGAACGGTATGTGATAGCTGAATAATTTTTTAGCCATTGAAACTGTAAACTGTCCGCCTGATTTATCGTTGTCGAACGTCAATAGGACCTTGTCAAAATTTTTAGCTATCTGTAATATATGTTTTGTTTGTTTTTTTGAGAAAGTTCCTCCCGCCATACTTAATACAGCGTAGTTTTCCTGATAGAACGATAAATAATCAAACGCTCCCTCAGCTAAAACGAGTACCGATTTATCACGGTTTAGTGTATCTAATCCAAAAATGTCATTTTCATTGAATCCGTCTAAATACGGTTTTTTATACTTGGGATTGGTTTTTGTTACCTCACCCATCGTTCTACCGCAGTAATAACATATATATCCGTTCTTCCACATAGGAATTATTAATCGATTTTCATCGAAATTAAATCCGATTTTTAATTTATTTATAATTTCATCGTTGATTTTGCGATTATGTAAATATTTACGGTGTTCATCAGTTAAATTTTTATGCCATGCTTCGACTTTATTACATAGATTTTGTGTGTACTCTTTCCATTTTTCGGAATACTCGCTATTAGGTAACGGTATTCCAATGTATTCACTAAGAAATTTTATTGCCTGACCACGGTCACCGTCATATGTATGTAATGCTAACAGATCAATAACATCACCGCCCTGCCCGTCGCTAAAAGAATACCAGTAATCATCGTTAATTACGCATGAATTAGGATTAGACCCACTGTGTAAGAAACTGGGACATCTATCCCCCGAGTTTTTAATAGGAAGTCCACAAACAGAAGAAGCTATCGCAACGCATGACGTAGCGTTTTTGATAGCCTCAAGGGTCACTTTAAATTCATTGTTATCGTTTGGCATTACGTACAAAAGCCTCTATCTGCTCAGGGGATAAATTTTTATACATTCTGTAAATATAAATTTTTTCAACTGTCTCACAAATGATTATCGTTAAAAGAATTATTGTTAGTAAAACAAATACATACATTCTAATATCCTCCATTTTGTCTTTCGTGATTTATTTTATTTTTCTTTAAATACATTTCGTAAATCTCATCCCATGTAAAACCAAAACGATGTCCTAAAGCAAACAATTTTTTAATCGAATAATCAAACCCCGACATTGATGCAATCGTTATTAACTCTGTGAATATATTGTCACGACTGTATGGATTACTATCAGGAAAACAATCATTATACGTGAAATTAATATCAATTTCGTTATAATTAAGTAAACTTACTGCAAAGTGCAGACAGTCAACATATTCCTCTAAAGCCTTTTCTTTATTGTCTACAGCCGATTTCTTCCAGTGTTTAAAATATGTTGGAAGTTCATTCATCAGCTCGCCTAGCTCAACGAATAGAGCTATACTCATTTTATTTTCAGGATATTTATTACCATTTAAAATACGTGTATCTAAAATAGTTTGTTGTTTTCTTATATACTCAAATTGTTCTTTAAATTTATTCATTATATTTCTCCTAAATAATTAGCGCATTGCATTGGAAAGAAACGGTTTTCTTCATATCCAACTATAAACCATTCACCAAATCCATCATCGAATTTAATATACGGACAACCATAAACAAAAGTTACAATTATTTTATTAACTCTGTTTTTAACACAATCAAACACCCACATATTAGGCTTTAACTCTTCAAATTTGTATGGTTTATGATTATAGACATCGCTTAACGCATAATCTAATGAACAAACTGTTCTTTCTAATTCATTATTCGAATCACTTAATTCTTTTGCTTTATCAATGCAGTTTTTTAATTGACCATCACAAACTCCCCAATTATGATATAACATCTTAATGTAGTCTATTAATTCAACTTTCGTTAGATTTTTTAAACTACTATCTCTATGCAGCTTAAAGTGCTTAAATTCCGATGTATTTTCTTTTGGTTCAAAATGTTCTTCGATTAACTCCTTAAATGCATCACGGATAGCAGGACAAGTCTTTACTCCATAATCTAAGTGCGTTAAATATTCTTTTTTTGTCATAATCGTTTCATTCCTTTGACTTTCTCAACCATATCTACAATTGCTTCGTTGTAACCCTTATCCATTGAAAAATCTAAAACATAGCTAAATAATTGTGACAATTCTTCTTGAAGAAATTCTTCATAATCATAAATTTCATATACAAGAGTTTTATGACAACCACAATAATAGTTTTTTGGACTTGGAGAACTAATTGCAATGTAATTTTCTTTGAATTCCATATCATGAGAATTATATCCTCTTGTCATACTTTCAACATAGGCTCTCGCCAATTGCTTTAAATTAATAAACTCCACTTCATTAGTATTTTCTAATAGTTCCACATCTTTACTCATCATAATCAAGCCACCCCTTAGCCACAAATATTTTAAATGATTCTCTAGGCGATAAAAAATTCTTTCCGCTCTCCTCAATCGCTTTATAGATATGGTTGCAATCAACGATACGACCCAATGCAAACTTACCTCTAAATAGCGTACTTGCTATTACATATTTTTCCTTAACACCTCTATACAACATACAATCAGAACATAATTCATCTAATAAAAGAATTAACTCTGTTTCTAATTTTAATTGCTCTTCCTTACTCAACATTTTCTTTAACCTTTAACAATCCTTGTTTATAATTTTTACTAAAACGTGATTTTCCATTATTAATCCATTTATACCCTTTTGGATTAGTTGTTGCATCTTTTATTATTTTCCAATCTTTTGGTAACTTGTCATAAACAATTACACCATTTTTACATAATTTTTCTAACACTTCATCAGCAACATTATTTACCATCAAATCCACCCCAGTTCTTTTAATTGCGTTGTTATTGCATTATGTATTTCTAAATTAATATAACAACATCCAAAGACACCGTATTCTTTATCGTGTTCATAAAACGAAATCTTGCAATCAATATCTCTGTTCGTCCATATTATTATTTCACCATCGTTGTATATTGTTATATAAAACCCTAATTCCTCGAACATTTCTTTAGCGGTCATTTTCACCTTCCATGCTTTACTTAAAATTGGATTTTTAGGCGTTGCTTCATCAACTTCATTATTAATAAAATCAACAACAAATGTCTCGATTTCTTTATAGCAATCTATTGTTTCTGTTGTACCATCTTTTAGCACTATTTCATTTTTTAAATCCTCAACGCCTAGATCATTAAATAATTGTTTTATTCCAATTAAAGAATGTAATAAACGCTCTTTTTTTGTTAATTTACTCATCTTCATCACCCCAATCTAAAACTTGTTGACACTCTAAGCAACATTTATTTTTAATTGGATAGTCATAATCAAAATTATAAGGCAAAGGTTCTCCACAATTAGGACAATTATAAAATTCCTCTTCATTATCCCATTCTTCTTCTGGTTCGCAACAAACACGTACAGGCTTTTTAGGCGTTGCTTTATCAACTAATTCTTGTAGAGTGTTAATATCACGTTCCATTGCAGTAGCTTTATCTTCTTCATAAAAATCATGTGGAAAATCGTATTCATCATTTAATAACCTATCTAATGCTTCTTGATATTTTGAATTAATCATACTTCCACCTCATTATCATCAATTACTATAATATCTCGTGGCATTTGAAATACATCATTGCTATGTGTTTCAATATGTTCTTGTATCATATCCAATACTTTGACTGCTTTTTCTACCGACGAATAATTACCCATTGGGGAGTAATGTTCTTCATTATTTATTAATTCATAATTAATTAAAATATTATAATTATCATTATTACAACCCACATCAAACGATTTGCACAACAATAATGATTTTTTATCTTGACTTCTAATCCAAATACCCATCTTCAATTACCTCCTCGTATAAAATTTCCATTCCATATGCTTTAGCAACTTCATGTTTAATTCTACAGCCTCTTGCATTTTCCCAACCTTTTGCAAAATAAGCAACATGACATAGGCTCATATTTTCAATTGATTTAGCTATGAAACACATAGGAATATTCACAACTCCACGTTCTTCCATTTTTTCTTTACTGTACCATTCATCGGTAAAGAAAGTATTTACAACTTCATATCCTTTACTTTCTAAAAATGCCATTGCCTTTTCTCTAGTTTTAATAATTTCTTCATCACTTAAGCCATTCATTGGTTGACTAAACATTGCTTTTTTATTCATCTTCAATTACCTCACAATTAGCTAGAATATTATCAATATTCCATGGTTCTTCATCTTCCAATTTAACAAATTTAAATAAACTATCTAAAATCCTACAACAATCTTTGCTAGCAACAATCCATTCATCCAACGACTTGAAAGGTTTATTTTTATACAAAAACAATCTGCCATCTCCATCTTTTGCAATAAAATTAAACCTCTCTCTCTTAGCAACTTTTAAATATTTATACTCAAATCGAGTAAGTTTAATCGGTTCTTTATATTCTTCTAATAATTCCATAAGTGACAATCTTAAGCATTCTGAACACGTAAAACTGCTACAACTGTTCTTGTTATCGTGCAAATTTGTCGTAATCTGATGTAACCAACATTCGAGATAATCATCACTGTTAGTGTCATGATTTTTAATCTCGTCTTTAATCTTTTCTATCTTTAACATTATTTTTGTTCTCCTTAAATTTATTGTTCCAATACCTTTTATTATTAAGATAGTTAGACATACAGCTGTAGCTACAGAATGTATAATTGCCCCTTCTATAAGCCCATTCTTTCATGTAGATGCTTACGTATGTCTTACCGCATATAGGACATTTTCTTTCTTCAATACGATTAATTTTTCCCGACATATGTATTATAAATTTGTACAGCTTGCTCGACTGATCTAACTACAAACACAAGATGTCCTAACTTGCGTAACTCCTCGTGAAATTTATCTTGAGCATTTCGAGTTTTACCAGTCTTAGTTTTAATTTCATACCATAATGTCATCCCATTGGGGCATATAATCATTAAATCAGGAGTTCCTACTATGCCTATTTTTATAGGTGTCATATTGTTTGTGTAAAAATTTCCTACTTGCATTCTGTAAGGAATAGCACCTAATCGAGACATAGAAACTTCAATCTTATTTTGTATAACTGTTTCAGGATTCATTGATTACCTCCAATTTAACCGCCTCATATTCATTGCCATTCAATTCTTCTTTAAGCAATAGTGGGAATCCCAGAATTCTAGGCACATAGTTATTTGCTATCATTTTGTAAGATTGAATCATTTTAATATATGAATACATAGCACGTGAAACATAAATAATATATTCACCCTCCTTACCAAGCAATGAATCATAAATTTCATCAACCATATTTTCATAAATACGTCTATTGATTTTCATGTTTTCTTACCTCTGATAGAATTTCATCCTTTATAGCGGATATATGGCTTATTATTTCATTAATACACTCTAAATCGTGCGTTCTTATTTCTCGGTTTATAAGTCCTAGGATTAAATCATCAAGTGATTTATAAAAACTAATTGGTTGTAAATATTCTTCATTTGTTTTTTTATTAAATAATATTTTATTTAATATATAGCAGTGTGTGTCTGAAGTGATTATGTAATTATCATTTATTTTTAATTTCATAATTTTAACTCCTTGTTTCGTACCGAATAACAGCATTTTAGCCGTAACCCGTGATTGACTGCTTTTAACACAGTTGTATAATATACGCCGTACTTTTCCGCAATATCTCTAGTTGTTCCTTCATAAACAATATTATTTCTATCGTCTAACACTTGTAGTGTCTTTGTTCTTGTTGGAGCATCATAACCATAGTAGTCCAAAAAATTACGATAGCTTTTGAACTTTTTTTCAACAGTTTTTATATCTCCGCCCAACAGAATAAACTCTTTCTTTGTAGGCGAACGGTAATAACTGTTTAAAAACTCGTCAACAATATTAATATCTTTCATTGTATGGATCACCTCTATTTCCAATTGCATCAAATAAACTTTCTTGCTCATATCTCTTACTAAATTTATTGCAGTGCTTTTTAGTAGGTTGAATTTCCAACCTACTAATCGTACACTTATTTTTTATATTGTGTTTACAGCACTTGCATATGTTATTCATCAGGACTCCACTCCAATCCTAGAACAATATAAGTCATAGTTTTAAGAAATGGATACTGCTGTTCATAATAGTTTTTAATCAAAAAGTTATTACCATCATCACTTAGTTTAAGTATAGAGTTATCAAATAGAGTTATTAAATCTAAATCGTCATCAGTGACTAAAGCGGAATTCATAATCTCATGGATCATGTAACTGTCTTTTTTATTTATGTAACATAATTCTTTCGCGTTTACTGCCTTGCTTAAAATTCGACTGTTTAAATTACCGATGCAATCACTTTCTTTCGTAAGCAGATATCCAGTTTTAATGCCCTTGTAAATCTTGTATTCACCATCTACACAATCAATAACGGTACTGTCTAAAATATCGTTTTCAGCTTCATACAAGATGCCTACATTAAAGTTATAAAAAAACAATGTATTGTTTTTCTTATATAATCGATAATAGTCACCGTTTTGTTTTGCTAATTTGCTCATTAATTCCACTACTTCATATAAACGACCATCCGTTTTTAAAATGTTTAATTTATCTTTCATAATTTTATTCCTTTTCTTTTAGCAGTAACGAATATCCATCCGGGCTTATACCCTCGTTCTCTTGCTATTTTTATTAAATCTTCTTTTGTTTTAGCCATTCCGACTTCTATTCTTTGTTTTCTCTTATGTTCAGCTATAGCTATTTTTTCTTGTTCGCTAATTTTTCGTAAACGAACTTCTTCCATACACTGTAATTCACGACCCTTAACCTCAAACTCGTGTCCACAGTAAGGACATTTATTTGCAGTTTTAAAAATCCTGAAACAGTTAGGACAGTTTCTGATTGTAAAACTACCATCATCATTATTTGTTTTATGTTTACGTTTAACACCCTCCAAAGTCCATTCTCTATTCTCATCGGGAAGACCATGTCTTTGATAATTACCAACACAGTCAATAATAACTGCTTTTTTTCCATTACCATCAGGGGTTAAAACTCTCATACTCTGCTGAATATATAATGCTAAACTTTGTGTAGGTCTTAGTAGCAGTCCTATAGATGCATTAGGCAGTGTAATACCCTCACTTATAATATTTGCATTACATAGAACCGTGTAATAACCTGAACGATATAAATCCATTATTTTTTTACGTTCAGTTTTATTCATTGAACCATCGATATGTACAGCTTTTATACCAGCTAAGTTAAACTCCTCACATACTTTTTTAGAATGATTAACACCGGCACAGTAAGCAATCGCTTGTCTGCCATTGCCTAATTTTTTATAACTGTCTATCACATCACCATAAATTGCACTGTTAAACATAAGATCATTAAGCTGCTTACCGTTATAGTCACCACCTAATGTATCGATATCAGTTAAATCCAATGCTATGTCAGGAGCGTAATACTCAAAATCTGCTATAGCACCTTGTTTTATTAAATATTTAACTGATACACCATTAATCAATGTATCGTACAATGTCAATTTATCTCCATTTAATCTAGTAGGTGTTGCGCTAAAGCCAATTATTATACAACCATAAAACTCAGCTATTTTTTTATAACTGCTTGCTTCACTCAAGTGACATTCGTCTATCAAAATAACCATAGGTTTTTCATGTTCCCCTAGATGGTTTACTTCTGTAAATACACTTGCTAATCTACATTTATTTAACAACCCTAGACTATCTATCAGTTCTTTGTGCTGACTAAGGAGCTCGTTTCTATGCGCTAGGATTAAACTATTGCCTTTGCAAGTTTCAACGAACTTAGCCATTACATAACTTTTACCACTACGGCAAGGTAACTGTATCAGGATACCTTTAGAACCTTTATTTATGGCTTTTATAGTATCCTGATAAACAGTTTCTTGATAATCTCTAAGCTGAATCATTGTTAAAATTGAATATCGTCTAATTTCAAGTCAGGTGTAGCTGTACTGTTAAAAGGGTTGTTAGTGTTAGTTTCTAATAATTTCTTTTCCTTAATTTTAAAATCACCTTTTCGGATTTTATCTGCACTTCTTACTTCATCAACAATTAATCTTGTCTTAACCTTTCCAGCATTAGGACCTTGTTGTGGGATATATTCCTCTTCACGAAGTACAACACCGATGCGCTGTCCCTTTAACTTTTGTTCATTCCAGTCCCATTTAAATGTTGGATTTGATTCTTCAACCGCAGTAATAAATCCTTTAAAAAATGACTGTGCCTTTTCTTTGTACGATCTATAGAAAGAACCACCCCAGAAATTCATTGTTTTATACAGTTCAAGGTAATAATCCTTGAACTCCCCCTCAGCAATATCAAAACTAATTTTTAAACATTCTTTGACCGCATCATCCTCTACATTTTTGATTACAGCTACATATCCATTGGCTGGCAAACTTTCAAATTCTCCCGCTTCTTTAATTTCATTCCAGTTATTGATTTGTTTCATATTTATTTATCTCCTTACTTGATTTGTAAATTTTGTTTTTCTTCAACATGGGCATATAATGTCATATTGTTTTTTAAAAAATTCTTAGTTGCTTTTTTGTCAATTTTAAATTTAATTTCTTCTTTGACTAAATCAGTATCTTTGTACTTATTGACAAACTCAATTTCATCATCAATGACAACTGATGATGATTTAGTAAACCGCAATACACATTTAGGTGTTTCGATTTTCTTAATACCGTGTTCAAGCATATATTTTGCTAAGAACGCTTTTGTATTTTCATTTCTATTTTCAATCGCTTTAGCTCTATCCAATAGAACCTTAGCTTCTTCTTTTAATGCATTAACATCAACGTCATTGTTTTTTAACACTACCGCAATAGCTTCTAACTTATCATTTTCAGCTAACTGCAACTCTTGAAATCTTGCAATATCGGTAATCTCGCCAGTTTCTTCGTCTACAAGTGAATTAATCTCTTGATTAATTTCGTATAGTTTCATTAGCTCATAGCCTCCATTTCATAGTATTCTCTGATTGTTTTATCAACAATTTTTAAATCGTTTTCGATCTCGTCGCTGTCAAACATCTCCATTGGTGTCTTGACTGGATTCAAACCATCACTCCGAGTTAAAAATTTATAAACCCCATCGTCATTTCTAGCCATTATTACGATAGTGAATAAACCTTCCATTGTTAATTGACTATCAATCATTTTTCCTGATGTCTTAGCTTTTATATGCCCGTCTTCAGTTCTTTCTGTATGGTGCAATAAATATACAGTCACATCATCATTTAAACTTGATATAAAATCCAAAAGATTTTTAAATTCGACTGCAATATCTGTAAACTTTCCATAGCCCACTTCTTTAGCCTTATCAAACATTTGAAATGACATCAAATATTGGCTATCATCAATAACAAATGTTTTGCATTGATTTTGAAATTTGGACATTACTTGTTTTATTGCATCATACCTTTCACTACCATGATGTTTTCTTAAATCCAAACTGTTCAGTTTCTTTCTAAATGGCAATGCTTTTCCAGCAACATTCAATACCATTACCTCTGATTTCTCAAAATTTCTTAGGGAAGTTGATTTTCCACTTCCTGAACTTCCTAACACAAGTACCGCTAATCCCACTGTTTCATTTCCTCCTTAACATTTTTTATTTCTTCTCTTAATTCTCTTGATAAATCAAAATCCGCATTGTCCCAATGATCTTTCATTTCTAACTCAAAAAGCTGACGTTCAAGATTGAACAACTTTTCCTTTGATTCAGTCATATTAATCCTCCACAAGTTCGATGAACCTACAAGAAGTGGTATTATGAAGATGTTCTAAATTTTTAATTCTCATTCTCCATAAATCACCTTCATCATCGTAAATTTTCCCGTTTTTTGACTTATAGATTTTTCCTTTCGTCATATAAACTGATGATGAACTTTCTACACAAACAAGTTTCCCATTGTAATATTCAAGACCGCGTTCCCAGTCCCAAGCAAAAGGATAAGCAGAACGATTTTTAATCATTCCTAACGCTCTAAACGCATCGCCTGAATACTCAAAATGTTTAACTTTCATAATATCAAAATTTTGATGTTCCTTATGAAATAAATCATCATTGTATTCCCCGAAAGAAACATATCTTCCGTTCTTTATATCCATGAAAGCGACAACATTATCTTCAAAAATTCCATGTAACATAATTTTGACTTCACCATTTTTCAGTTCAACCACATCACATAGTTTTAAATCTTCTTTTTTCATTTTTTTATCCCTCCAGTATATAAACTTCTTCGTATTTCCTATCAAATTTACTATGGTCGCTTACATATACATCAATTACCTTTCCTCTAAACGAACCGGTATCTTCAGCAGTGTAAATGTGACCGTCAATCATTATCTTTGAACCTAGGGAAATATAATTTGTATCTACCCCTACCGTTCTACCCTCTACATAATTTGTACCTGAACGGGTTAAATATCCCGTCCACTGTCCGTTACATTCATAACAGCTACAGTAGTTAGTAATTTTGTAAATACCTAGTGATCTTCAAGCGGGTATCTCTTGCAATCCATAAGCAGAAGCTTCTTGTACTTCAGTGGGATATACTTCTTTGAATTCAGCATCTACTCGTGTACATACGTTTCCAATAACGCTAACTACTAGACTTGCTATAATAAGAACCACTGCAAGTACTGTTAATATTCCACGACTTCTAAATCTCATTGTATTTTCTCCATTTTTGCGCTATAATTTTTATGTGTGTTGTGTGTCACCGATTGCAGTCGGTGACACTATTTTTATACCAATGATGTCATAGATAGTTTCTCTACTTAACCCTGTTTCTTTAAGCACTACATCGATAGGTAGCTCTGCTCCGTCATAATTCAAGTTATATTTGTGCTTAATTTCTCTTATCCGTGTATAAATGTATGTTTTTCCTCGACCGATAAATATTAATTTTAGTTGCTCAAAATTTAGCATTTTTAAAACCCCCATAAAGGTAACTGCTCATAGTTTGTTAATTTTTTCTTCATAAATTTGTTAATAAAATAAATTTGACCTTTACCAGTAATAAAAGTAGTTTTATTGATTCGTTTCAAACCGCCTGAATATTCCCAAGTACTTTCAACTAATTCCATAATTCCTAATTCTAATGATCGTTGGGTAGGTTCATTACGCATACATTCACGTTTGATTAAATAACCTTCATTCCTTAATACTTCAAACAGTCTATTTTGACCAATACTTATCCCATTTTGTTTTAATAATTTAGCTAAATCACCAATATAAATTGAATCAGGACTAGCGCTAACTGCCTCTGCAAACAATGCCTTTTCTTTTAATTGTTCGTTTTCTAAGGTTAAATGTTCAATTTTACTATTCGATAACAAAACCGCTCTAGCCATGATTTGCTCTGGGCTGTTCCATTTCTTTTCTAATTCAATAAAATACTGTCTAGCTTGTTTACCTTTCTCACTTCGCTGAAGCATCGAGATTTCTTTAGCCATATCAATACTGATTTCATAATCCGTTGAAGGACGTCCACCTTGAGGGTTTTGGACAATTTTGTCCATAACTTCTCTAAAATCAATATTTTCTTGAAAACCGTATTCAGCCATTCTTCCAAACCATTTTTTAAATGGTGTTTCAATTTCTAAAAACTTATGTAACTCTCTCGCTGATAATGTAATGCGTTCATTATCATAATTAGCTTTTAATAATTTGTTTATTTTATGTTCATCCGTTTTTTTCTTGACTTCTGCTATTGCCTTGTCGTATTTTCTTTTTTCGTTCTCATTGGATAAAGTATACTTTAACGCAACTTCAATAGCTTTCTTATTTTGACTCATTCTCTTCTCCTTCCCAATAAATTTAAGTTCTCGTTTAGCGAACTTATTAATTAAAAAAAATTGCTTGTACAGACTGGTTATAAAAATTCGCTATTTTTACCATTATTTCAGGTTTTGGTCTTCTGAATCCATTTTCGTAATTTGCGAGTGATGATTTAGCAATACCTAGTGAATTAGCTACCTCGTCCTGTGTTAAATTATTATCTTTACGTAATTTAACCAATCTTTCTGCAATTTTCTCGTTGCTGGCTTCCTTATTCATATTACCACCTCCTTTATTCAAGTTCGCCTATCGCGAACAAATACATATTACCATTGATACATTTAGTTGTCAATTCAATTCGCAAACTTTTTTGTTTTAAAAGTTTGCATTTTGAGTTATAATAGATTTGTAGGAGGTGATATAGATGGACACAAACAAAGAAATTGGTAAAAGGATCAAAGAAGTTAGAAATAATAAAAATATTTCTCAAGTTGACCTAGCTAAACAAATTGGTGTGGCAAAGAGTACCTTAGCTGGATACGAAAGTGGCTATAGAGCTCCAAACTACGAAATATTAAAAAAAATAGCTAATATTCTTTGTTGTACAGTAGAATATTTAATAATGGGAGAAGATGAAGAACCTGATTTAGATATCATTTCAAAGATTGATAAAATTATGTCAGGAGAGAGTGAAGAAAGAAAAAATCTTGTAAAAGCAATAGTTGACTTCTCGGACGAAGATATACTGTTGCTTGATAAGATAATAAAAGGTTTTGGGAACAAAAAAACCGATTAATATTAATCGGTTTCATGGCGAGCTTGCACCAAACATTTAATTATAAGTTTCAAAACTCGCGTATTATGAACTTCTTTTAAAAGCTCTGTTATGTGGGATTTAAGTAACTTTTCATAATTTAAGTCCATAATAACACCCCCTCTTATGTCATTTTTGGGATAGAGAAGTGTAATTACATTATATAACAATCTGAATCCAAAATGTTAAAACGAGGGCATTTGTCCGATTTCTCGGACGGAATTTTATTTATATGGTGAATCATATAAATCTGAAATACGTACATTAAGTGCTATAGCAATTTTTTCCATAGAATCCATTCTAGGAATTGATTTACCATTTTCAAAATCATTTAAAGTTGACTTTGAAATACCGCTATGGATTGCAAGTTTTCTGATTGAAAATCTTTTATTGTTTCTTACTTCCGAAATTTTTATTTTTAACATATCAGGTACCTCCTTTTTAGGAGTTTACCCTAAAACAAAAATATATAATCAGGGAGAGATATTTATGAAAAAAATATTTAAAAGTTTATTGGTTTTATTATTGTGTTTTGGTTTTGTAGGATGTAGTAAAGAAAAAAATAGCATCACTATCGAGGATGTAAATATCAAAACTGGCGAATTAGGTACTGTTGAAATCAAAAAAAATAATAGTAATTTTGGAATTAAAAGTAAAAAAATTATTTTTGATGACGATTCGATAGCAGAAGCAAGTAGTGATTTTATTACTGCTTTAAAAGCAGGAGAAACAAACTTCTACTTAGAAATCGAAACTTCAGATGGCGAAACAATTAAGAGTAATACCGCAAAATTAACTGTAACAGAAAAAGAAACTACATTTGTATCAAATGATGAAACATACAAAAAATTAGTTAATAATGGTTATAAATTTGAAAGACTAAACGATCCCAGCTACTTAGTAAAAGTAGGTGTTTCGAAAGATGATATAGCTATACTCTTATTAATTTCTAAAAGCGATGATGCAATCGGTGGTACTAGCATTAACTGCGTTTATAAAAATAGCGGTATCAATAATTCTCAATACCATATAATAAATCCGTTCCCCGATGCAACTGTTAAAGATGATTTTTCTAGTGATGATGTTTTAAAACAAAAAGCTGATTTTGGAAAATGGCTTTCAACTTATAATCTAGGTGCTACAGAAATAATTAGTGTTCTCACATATTATTATAGTTATGGATATTTAATAAATTAATACAAAAAAACCACCCCACTGCAATGGGATGGTTAAAGTGATACTGCAATATCACTGAGCATAATAAAATTATCTTTCGGTCGATAGTTTTTATTATGCTCCTATTATAACAAATAAAGGAGTAAAATAAAATGGCAAAGGAATATAAAGTCCGAATATTAAAAAACGGCGAAAAACGGTACATTTTTGACGTGAATATAGGATATAGAGCAGATGGGAGCAGAATTAGAAAAACTGTTACATCAAAATCTATAAAAGATGGTAGAAAAAAAGTGGCAGAATTAACATTAAATAACAATGGTAAAACTGTTTTACAAAAAAATAATATCTTTTCTGATGTATATGATTTATATATTGTAGACTGCAAAAAAAGAAATCTTTCACAGAACACCTTGAATAACATAGAAAAAACATGGAGAAAAAAATATAAAAGATTTGAAGGAGTAAAACTAAATAAAATAAAAGATATTGATATAATAGAATGGATCAAAGACATTAGTAATGATTTATCACCACGTACTGTTAAGACAAGAGAAGGCGGTTTGAATAGTTTTTTTAATTGGTGCTTAAAAAGAAAATATATAGATATTAACCCATTTATTTTTGTTAATAGGACTAAAGTTTCTAAACCTGAAATTACATTTTGGACCGAGGAACAATTTGAAAAGTTTATATCTACTATAACACACAACACACACAATTTAATTTTCACAACATTATTTTATACTGGATTGCGTAAAAGTGAATTATGCGGACTAGATATAACAGACTTAGATATAAAAAATAATGAATTACATTTGTCACATACAGTTAAACGCCAAGGAAATAAGACTATAATTACTACAGTGTTTAAAAACAATCATTCTAAGAGAATCGTGCCAATACCTGATTGGCTAACACCTAGACTTGAAGAATTTATGAAAGAAAAAAAATATCCTTTTAAAGGATGCTATACAAATTTAAATGATACACTTAATAATTACATCAAGGATATGGATTTGCCTAAAATAACAGTACATGGGTTGAGACATAGCTATATATCGATGCTGATATCTAAAGGTGTTGAACTTTTTACAATTTCTCAAATGGCTGGGCACAATGATATTAAAACAACTTCAAATACATACGGTCATTTATATTCTAGTGAAAGAAAGCGAATAACATCATTGTTTAAAAAATAA